ATCCATAACAGAAATGACTTTCTGTTTGTCGGACTTATCTTTGATAAACTTATCAACCAGTTCACCCATACGGAGATAGATTGAATCGGTATCAGATGCGATAACATAATCTTTTTCTGTACCGAGAAGTTTGTTCATGTAGGCATTTATCTTAGCTTCAATCCACCGAATAGACAACTGACCAGCAGTAGTAACGCCAAGAGCCATTCGTAAATCATAAAAGCGGAAATACTGGCTACCAAGAGCGCCATAAGCAGAATTAAGAGAAACTTTCTTTGCAAGTTGTAGGTTGTTGTATCTTGCAACACGCTTGTCGATTTCATATTTCTTACGTTCATCTTTTTCATTCTCATACTCCTGTGATGCCTTTAACATCATCTTCTTAAACTTCTTACGGTCTTCATACATCTCTTCCATCATCTTAGGTAAGAAACCTTGAATGTCGGTACGGAAGAATTGACCATTTGGTGTAATTGTAACATTAACCAGCCTGGAAGTGTCTACCTGTTTCATTAACATCTTGTCAACCGAAACACCAGACGAAAGTACCTCACGCATTTCAGGTGTGTATTCTGTAGGATCAATTAGAGTCTCTGGACTAATATTGTATTGCATCATCAAATGTGGATACAAACTGTTCAAGTCAAACGAGGCAACCCAATCGTGTTTACCAACTTGAACATCTTTGACATAGGCACCTTCAAAGGCTGCATCTTTATCTTGCACTTCACGTGGTGGTACAATGATACCTTTATTCAACAAATAGGAATATGTCATTGAATCCCACATACGAGTCTGTGCAAACACATCTTCGTAATTACACTTTGTATCATAGGCCAAAGTTAAACCTAATTCAATCAACTTTAGTTTATCTTCTAACTTCAAAATCAACTTAACGTCTTTGATGTTATACTCAATAAACTTTTGATAATTTTGTTTGTATAACTGATGTAGATTCTCATATTCATCATAGGAGATTTTACCTTCACCGAGTTCAACTTGAGCGATATTATCTAAACGATATGATTCTTGTGACTTTCCGCCTGGCGCATACCATTTGTAGAGTTCAATATAGTCAAGTGATTCAACACCAGTAAAACCATAGGCAGTCATCGGTCGACCATTAATCACAGTCTTTCGTTCTGAGATATGATTCCATGGAGACAACTTCTTGGTTTCATCTTCACCAAGAATCTTACGAAAACGATTTACAAGATATGGTATATCAAAAAACTTAGTGTTCCAGCCAGTAATTACATCAGGACAATTGTTTGACCAATGTTGTAGGAACTTCTTACAAAGAGTCCATTCATCTTTACACTTGACATAGTGTTCATCACCTTGAACCTCGTAGTCGCCGCATCCAAAGACATAGGTGACACCGTTTAGATAGGTGATAGCAATAGCAGTAATAGGTTCATTCGCCTGATAGGGGTCAGGAAAACCATTCTCCGAACCGACCTCAATATCAACAATACCAACAAGTATTTTATCGATATCCCAATCGACCATTTCTTCATGCTGGTCGGCAATAAAGGCATATTCAAAACGAGTTTGGCCATATATCTTAGTACCGCCTGAAATACCTTCAAATTGTTTTACATATTCTCTAGCTTCATAAATGCCATCAAACCTTTTCTTGTCAAGGTAGTTATCATCTAAAGTGGTATATTGAGTTACCTTTTTAGATGGTATATAAAGTGATGGCTCATAGTCAACCCGTTGACGCACACGTTTGCCACCCATGATACCACGATAAAGAATCTTGCCACCAAGAGATTGTACATTTGTATAGAAGTCTGTCAATTTAGCCTGTTATTAGTTGTTTGTTTGGTAGAATAATTCCAGTACCAAACATTTGATTGTAATTGTCGATGAAGTCCTGTGCTGGTTCATAGGAGTATAACACAGAAGCACGGTCTATGTCAACCGTCCGGTCTTTCTTTTCCGTATCGGCATATATTGGCCAAGGTGTAAATCCAATATTTTTTAAACCATCTTGACCACGAATAACCGCAATACCAATAGGATTTAAAATTTGGTAACCTGTACCAGTTTCTGTCACCTCACCTAGGATTTCTTCATTATTTGTCAGTTTTATTACAAGTAGATTTTCCATTTTGATCCTTATCAATAGTTTATAAATAGTAGTATATTATATATGAATTCGTTTGGATACGCAATGTATCCGTGTTGGTTTTGTCTGTCAACGTTTTCATGTACCCCACGATTAAATTAAATGGATCCAATTACACTATTTGCGATGGCCAATGCCGCTGTTTCTGCGGTTAAGGCTGGTTGTAAATTATACAAAGATATTAAAGGTGCCGCAGGAGAAGTAAAAGAAGTTCTCAAGGACCTTGACGACCAGTTTTCGAAATTACATCCACCTGAAAAACCAGCAACAGTCGAGCAACGCAATCAATACATCAAGCAAAAGAATGAAGTAATTGAGTTAAACAAAAAAGCAGAATCTGGTCAACATACTGGCGTCTATCAGGAAATTGGTGATTATCTAGGTCAATATTATGACAATTATTATAAGTGTTTGGCTATCTTTGAAGAAGAAGAACGCAGGTCAAATACAGAAGTTTATACTGGTGATGCTAGTTTAGGTAAACGAGCATTACAAAGAGTTCTAATGAAGAAACAATTAGAACAAATGGGAACAGAACTTCGTCAACTTATGGTATATGAAAGTCCTATTGAATTAGGTGCTCTTCATTCTGAAGTTGAAGAAATGATGGAGAAAATGGGTAAACAACAAAAGGTGTTGATTGCCAAATCAATGCAAAATGAATATGCTGCTAAAATAAGAAAAAAGAAAAGATTAAAAAAATTACAAATGGAAATTGCTCTAGGATTTATAGCTCTAATGATAGCGTCAACTTTTGGATTAATGATTGCTTGGGTTGTAGAAGATAGAATCCAAAAATATCCTTACCTTGGTGAAGGATGGATTCCAACGACACCGAAAGAGCGTAGACTAGATGCATTACCAAAACGATATACAGGAAGATAAATGATAGAACTATTCAAAGATGCTTTTGATTGGTTGTTAAGCAAAGGAATAATAACTGCTTTATTAATAGTCAACGGCATTTATATGATTATAATGGGTATTGCAATGTACCTTGTTCATTTGTGGCACAAACACCATTAACACATGAAAAATGTTTGTGTACTATTTTTATTATGTTTCACTTCTTTTGCTTTATCTTTACCTCCACACGGAGGAGAAAAACATCACTATGATAAATCAGCTGTGGCGAGAGAATTGCCAGCCAAAGAAAGAGAAGTTAAACTAAATCTCGGAACTGTCGAATGTGTTAGAACTGCTTGGATTGGAGATATCAACAGTAGAACATTAATTTGTGTTGAATATCGTTATAAGAAATAATGGTTGCGGGACCTGGAATCGAACCAAGAACTGAGGATTATGAGTCCTCTGTAATACCGTTTTACTATCCCGCTACTTTTGTTTATTCTTTAAATCGGCTAATGTTCTTATGTATCGAAAGGCTTCATCTTCAGCCTTAGCATCATCTATTTCTTGTGGTGTTTTCTTACGAAAGATTGCATCAAAATTATTACCATATGTTTCTTGTGAAACACTATATGGTCTTGGACTAGAACCTTTACCACCGTCTGACATATTACTCTCCGTAAATGAATACGATATTTTCTACTTTAGTGGAATACATTTCACCTTCAACTTTGATGGCTGCATTCCAGTTTAATAGAACTACATCACCAACTTGAACTTCATCAACGTCAGGACCAATTGCAAGAACTTTTGCACGGTCAACTTCATCTGCACGCTTAAGAATGATTCCTGTAGAGGTTGTTTTTTCACCTTCAATGCGTTCAATAATAACTTTATCTGACAACGGCGTATAATTCATAATCATCCTTAAAAAAATAAAATGCTCTGCGTTCCTCGGCGGTAATTATAGAGCATTGAGTGATAGTCTCTCCACTACACACCGCAACTTGTGCTCCTTCCACCCGCTTCCCGACAGGAACCGTTCTCGTATCGCTAACGCCGGTTTGGTTTAACCGCTACTTTCGTAGAGACAGATTCCCTTATGAATATTACTAAACATAAGTCCTTGTCTGAACCACCCGTGGGTAATTAATCCACTTCTCATCCTGCGGGTCACAGTAGCCACTATCACATGGCACGGCTTGGAGCGGCCTGTATGAATCGCACATACCGTCTAAGTTGGGACTCAGACTGTTCTAAACCGGCCGCATTAACTGGAGCGGGATATTGGAATCGAACCAATGACTGGAGTTTGGAAAACTCTAGTTTTACCATTAAACTAATCCCGCATGTGTGTATTATATATGATTCTTTGTACCTTGTCAACACATATTTTTCAAGTGTACCATTACATAGTGAGGCCGTTTCCATTTTGAAAACCAACCTCACCACCCTCTTCTTTGATTCGTTTGATAACATCTTCAAATAGGATTGGTGTATAATCGGTTTGTTCAACACAAACACAATGATAACGAGGATCAATTTCGTATTTGCCCCATATTTCAGCCATCACACGATTTGCGTGGAGATGGCCATGTATGTTTGTACCAAAACGACCAAGACTTTCTGGATGAATAGGAATATGTGAGAGAATCATTCCGTTCATTACATGATAAGCACGAAGTTCACGGAAGTGTTGTCTGTAATCCTCATCTTTGAAGATATCATGGTTACCACGAATAAGAACTTTATCACCGTTAAGTCTATGCATAATGCTAAGTGCTTTACGATTAATCACTACATCACCGAGATGATAAACTTTGTCGTTAGGTCGAACTGTTTCGTTCCAACGCTTTACCATTTCTTCATCCATCTCATCAGCATTGTCCCATGGACGCAACTTGGTCACACCATCATTACGCATAAATCGGCATACACCAGTATGACCAAAATGCGTATCACTTACTAGAAATATCGCTGGCATATTGCCTCCTTAATAAATATGTATATGTCATCAATTAACAAAACAGGCGTAAACAATTTATGGGGAATTGCACAGCAACTTCCTTATATTGAATATACATTCTGCACTACAAATAGAAATTTTATTCCTTCTTTTCAGAAGGATGAATCAGTTTTTGCACTAGACAAAATGCTAGTGGTGGGCAGAAGTAAGGGGATTGAACCCTTGATATCGGAATCACAACCCGAGGTTTTACCACTAAACTAACTTCTGCATATCTTTGGTCGGAGTAGTAGGGTTCGAACCTACGACCCTCTGGTCCCAAACCAGATGCGCTACCAGACTGCGCTATACTCCGAAAATTGGCTCCTCAAGGTGGGCTCGAACCACCGACCAACGGATTAACAGTCCGGCACTCTACCAACTGAGCTATTGAGGAATGTTTGGCACGGGAACCAGGACTCGAACCTAGAATAACAGAGTCAAAGTCTGTGGTGTTACCATTACACTATTCCCGAGCAACTTGGCGGTCTGTGGGGGAATCGAACCCCCGTAAGCGGATAGACAATCCGCAGTAATAACCTCTATACGAACAGACCTAAAACTTGGTGGAGAATCAGGGATTCGAACCCCGTATACCTGAGGTGGAAGATTTACAGTCTCCTGAAGTCGCCAATGCTTCTCATTCTCCATATAAAAATACACCAAGCTCACAAACCCCGACCTTCAATAGCCGCACGAACCTGTTCGGTACTGATGTATTTTTATATAAATCATTTGTTTTGCTGACTGCACTATTTGCTACGCTCAACGGAATTGGTGGCCACACTACCGTTTATGTACGCAGTTACTCAGGGTTGACGTTTCCCCCATGGCTTACAATCAGCAAAACAAATGATACCATATTAAAATACATTGGGGTGTGATTGTCGTTCCAGAACTTCATCTGGCTTCTCACGGCTTCGTCTGCCGATAAGACAATCTCCACATTACTGGCCAATTTATTCCAGCGCCATCGGAAGGCTTCATGTAAACTTAGCGAGAATGATGCGGCCATCAAGTGCTCCTAAGTTACCTACTGGAATTGGTAACCCAATGTATTTTAATATGGTACTCGGTGGGGGAATCGAACCCCTCCTTACTGCCGTGAAAGGGCAGTGTCCTAACCGATAGACGAACCGAGCATATTGATGCAAAATTTTTAAAGAACAGTTGAATCGATTTCTCAATTCATGGATGAATTATAACACAACTGGAAGACCTGTCAACCAGACTGTTGTTTTAATACAACACATTTGGAATAGGTGACAGGAATCGAACCTGCATTAAACGGATTTGCAATCCGCCCCCTAACCTTTCGGGTCACACCTATACAATTGGCATCCCGCTACGGAATCGAACCGCAACTAATAGTTTTGGAGACTATTGTGCTACCACTACACCAGCGAGAAACAAATTGGTGGAAGCGGTGAGATTCGAACTCACGGTACCTTTCGATACGCTAGTTTTCAAGACTAGAGCCATAGACCACTCGACCACACTTCCAAACAAAAAACCCTAGATTTTTTAGGTCTAGGGTCTTGTGTTTGGAGTTTGATAGAACTTTTTAGTTACTTTTCCTTTACACAAAACCTAGTCGACCATGATTCATCACAATTGTGATACTGTGGAGTTTTCGGTAATGTGTTATTAAATTTTGTCATAGTGTTATTATATAGGAACTTTTATTGTTTGGCAAGCCCTTAGACCAGCCAACCGATAGGTTTATCATCAATAGGTTGTGTTGGGTTTTTAAATCCTTCAAATACTTCCCAAAGAGTTTCCATAATTGCGAACTTTGTTACTAATCCTATCTCACGGCCATGAGCATCTATTTCCCATGGATGAATCCAGTAATCGATTTCGTCTGAGTTTATTTTTCTACCAAGCCAATGTGATAAATCGTCATTGGTTTCATTGTAGATATGTTGTTTGACATGCACCATTTCATGTGCAATTGTTTCTATGATAGTTCTGGCACCAATACCAGGATGAACTTCAATTAGAAATTCTCTTGGTTGGTTTCTGGTATTATATTCTTCAACCAGACAGGAACCATAATCTTTTATTTTATCATCAAACTTTATCTTAACAAAACAATTATTTCTAATTTTTTTATTAACAATTAGTTCTTTGGCAAAAAAATGGACAGCCCGTTCTACATAAGGCTTGAAATCTTCATCAGGACAATTAACTATTCGCAATCGCATGGGTGGTCTCCTTCAAATTAGTTGACCCAATAGTTCTCCAACCTTATTTAGAAAATCAGATTTGTTCCACTTTCACTCCTGCTTTGGTGAGGAAGTCCACTCCAGTGCTGTCACGATAATTATGACGATAATAAACAGAAGAAATGCCGCTTTGAAGTACCAGCTTGGCGCAATCACCACAAGGAGAATGAGTAACAAACAATACAGCACCGTCTCCAGATCCATTATATTGCGCCAGTTTAGCGATAGCATTAGTTTCCGCATGTAACACCTCAGGTTTTGTTCTCAATTCACCGGTTATAACCAATTTCATTTCCGTTTCACCAGCAGGAGTTCGGAAAGTTTGAAATTCAGTCATTTCATCTTCACAATTATTATCCCATCCAGATGGTGTTCCATTATAACCGATGGAAATTATACGATTATCCTTTACAACAACCGCACCTACCTGCAATCGTCTTGCGGTAGAACATTCTGCAAAGGCTTCAGCCGATTTCATAAACGCTTCTAAATGTTTCTGTTTCATATTGTAAAATCTCCTTATTTAATAAATTCAAATGAATCTTTACGCATCTTATATAGTTGCTGAGTTAAATCTGGTTTTGGTGGAAACTTACACACATGGATAAATTCAACACCATCAATATCTTCTACACCCCAATGTTTGAAGGTATAGAAAACTTCTTGTGATGATTTTACACGCACTTTTACAGGATTGGAATGTTGAAGTTCTTTGTTTCGATATTTCATAATAACACCATTATACTAAAAAGAAAGGGCTCTGTCAAGAGCCCCTTTGTTATTTACCTTTGTTCTGGAATCGTTCTGGATAATTCAAACGTTCCCATTCATCATCGGTTACTGGCCACCAATTAAGCATCTACTGTTTCTTTGGTTTTAGATTTGGCTTTAGTTTCTGGTGTAAATGTACCAGCCATCAAAGGAATCTTTTTGATTTGGTCTTGGACTCTTATGATATTGGAAAGACCAATCTTCAACATACCGTTCATCAACTCTGCGTTTTCAATTTCAACCTTGTCGGCCAATTTGAATTCACGGGTAAAATTACGGTTTGCGATACCTTTGTAGATGAAGTTTTCGGGTGCATCATCACTATCTTCTGTGTTACCTTTGATAACAAGTTTGTTACCTTCCAAAGTAACTTCAATATCAGACTGAGCAAAGCCAGCAACTGCCATTTCAATGACAAATTTGTTTTCTTTTACCTGTTTGATATTGTATGGGGGATACATTGCCGCTTTGGCAATCGATTTTGACATAGACTCCAAGTCATTGAATACATCATTGAATCCAATAGAAAATGGGTCGAATTTACGGAAGTGACTGAATAAGTCTGTCATAGTTTTCTCCTATTAAGCGAGTTTAAGAAATTGCCGCCTCGATGAGCACGGCACCATAATTATACTAGTATTTATACTACATGTCAAGTATTTTGTGGTTTTTTACCAATATTATACTTCGGTGTTAATTGCCATTGATTCTTCTCTTTGTGAGAAATAATCTTTACCTGAGATAGGAAAATAGGTGCAGGAGTTTCAGTTTGTTTTTTATCAACAAGCTTAACCAATCCCCAATCTTCCAATAAATTTGCAATAGCATTCCTGCGAGCAAGGTCATTCTCGGTAATATCTGTTGGCTTGCCATCTAAGGCAAATAGTTCTTTAAAATGTACCACATAGTATTGTCCACGTTTGTGGAGAATGTGGCACGATTGGAATAGAGTATTATCTTTCCTAGAAGCAACACCAATCCGTGTTAGTGTTTCACGGACTTTTAAGAAATCATCTTGTTCTTGTAATGTTACTTCCACCAAATCCTTAACATCAATCATATCACCCGCCTTTGTCTGTTTTTCTTTTTATTTCAGCGATTTGTTCATCAGTAAGAATACGCAAGGCTTCTTTAGCCTTTTGATTGGAGTAACCAAAGTATGTTTTAACGCAATCAATATTCTCATCGTTCTTGGACTTTTGCCACGGAGCGAACTTCCGTTTCATAGGTCTAATACTATTTAGAAGATACTGGTATTGCATGTCTTTGTC